GGAATATTTTTAGTCAACTCGGAGTGCGAGAAGAACAAGCCTTGTTAGCACAGGACTACGCCTTGGAAACAGCTAGGGCCGAAGGTATTGAACAAGGTATTGAAAAAGGATTAGAGCGTGGAAAAGTTGAAGGACAAATCTTTACCTTTCTAGATTTAGTACGCCAACATGTTTTAACTTCCGAATTTGCAAGTCAACAATTGGGCATGACCGTTGCTGAGTTTGAGGCGTTGTTGTAAGACCAGCACTAATGATTAAGAAAACCATCTAGTCAAGATGGCGTTCTTGGAATTAAAAAAATACAGAGAAACCAGCAAAGACGAGGTTCGCAAACCGTGGTTGGAGTTTTTGTAAATCATTTAATCAATGACAGATTTTTCCGTAATAGATGGAAGAATCTGTTTTTTTAGTTATGCTAGATGTGGGCTCTGAAATAGTAAGATATAGTGTATTGAAATAAGATATGAACAAAGAAATTAGGAAAGTCAAATTATAGTTAAATGAAATAAAAACTGAACAAGTTGATTGCAGAATTCAAACTAATTTCTAACAATGTTTTAGAAAACTCGGTGGACTATTTCGGATTCAATCTACTATAATTTCTAGAAATTTTTTAGAATCCGCAGTGTGCTATTTTAGATTCAATAAATTGTGCTTTTAGAAACAAAAAAAGAGCATTTCCGCCCTTTTTCTCCTGTTCAATCTGCGCCTTGATGTACGCCTCGAGGTCTTCTGACCTTGTAAACGCCCTGTTCGACCCCTCTTTCGCCATAAATGGGTCTTTCGGGTAATACTTAGCATGAAATGCATATCTCACGTAATTCCCGAGGGCGTGGTTCATTTTGTCCTGCTCTACAATTCTGTCTTTATAACCAGCTAGACAGTTCTGAAATTGTCCGATAGTTAATTCCCAGAACTCCGCAGGATGAAGACCTATCTGAAAAGCTAGGCGTTCTTTGTCTTGCCAGAATTCTCGGAAGCAGTTAAAGCTTCGTCCATAGCCTTTGTCATCTCCGCCCTGATTGTCTTCGAAGTCACTGTTTTTCCTAAAAAACCCGCGTCTGCGATTCCAGACATTACTTCAACCATGGCCTTGTCGACCCCCTGCTTAAATAGTTCATCAAATTCATCTTGTGAGCCACCACCGGCAATAAATAAGAAAAGTAAAGCAGAAACGGAAGGCGTAGAATTGAGTTTAGAGAGAGCATCAAAAAAACTTTCACCCATTTCTTTTTCAGCTTTAGCGATATTAGAAGCTTTGTAATTAAGTTGAACCATGATTTTATAACCTCGATTAAATAATTTCTGATGTGGGATTTACCCCTCCCACTAGGGTTTTAATTAAGCGACCTTGCTAAATACTGGTTTGCCAGTAAGACGGAGGGTGAGCTTATAGCCATCAATACCGTCGGTGGTCTTTTCGCCGTAGGTAAAGCTCTTCACAAAGGCTTTGTAAGCGATTTTGAGCTTAGCTGGGGTTAAGATTTCCCAGTCGCGCACCATACCGCTATCGAATAATGCACGGAGCTTAATAACTTGTGATTCGTCTTTAATAAGTGCTTCGATGTCTTGTGAACCCCAGTCGGCAGCACCAGAAAGGAATTCTTTTCCGTCCACGCTATCGAGTGTAGTCACATCGATTTCTTCTTTTTCACCGGTAATTTCACCGATAGATTTCAACGCCTCAAGAACTAGGTTAGTTGGTTCTGCACCTGCTTTTATGAGGGTGAGGGTGGTTCCCATAGTCTGTGATTTAGCCATGGTTTTTTCTCCTATTTGAATTTCACTGCTCGAAAACGGCAGTTAGTGTGGAATAATGCACCTTCTGGACTTGGCACATCAACCACGTAGGTTAGTCGATAATTAATCGTTCTCATCTTAGCCTCGACTTCACTAAGAATGCGGGAGAGGTCAGTACTTTTGTTAGCGAAAATATCAATTACAATCTCAATATCTTGCTTGGCAATTTCATTACTCAGAGTGTATTCGGGTGAATTCTCGCCAACATAAAAGGTAATTGCTGGAACTTTCGTAAAAATTGCTTGAGTACCCTGTTGGCAGGAATACCCCAAACTTTTTAATGCCTTGTAAACTTCTTCTTTCGGTTGGAACATATTAACCCTTAATACTTTCTGAAACTGCTTGGCTTATAATCTGCTTGATATTGAGCTTGGCTTCCTTAAGGCCTCGGTACATCGGAGCTTTAGCTGCGAAGCCGTTAGTCTTGATAAACTTCAGTCCATCGTTAGTTTCTTTCGGGTAAACCCAAGGTGTCATGCGATAGGTAAATCCTTCCGCTTTCGGGTGGGTTCCTACCGCCTTTCTGCCAACACCGTATTCGACATAAATCGCGTATTCCATGTTATTGCGCACACCGCCAATGATTTCGTCACCTTGGATGTTTGCTGGAATAATATTTAATCCGCCACGTAAAGCTCCAGTGTCGACGGGAATCTTCGGCTTAGTCTTCTGTTCTAATACGGCAGAGGCCATATTTACAGCATGAACTAAGGTTTTTAGGTTTTTAGCACGGTTTAACTTAGTTTTAAGTTCAGTTAATCCAGTAATTGTTATACTTGCCATTTTACCCCCATAATCATCTTGTGAGAGTCGTATGGAAGCACGTTAGTCACTTGATAAATGACACCATTAACCTTGATTAAATCGTCTAATTTAACCTCTACGGAAGTGCTACAACTGATACTAATATCAATCTTTTCCACAAGGCCAAGCTCTGCCTGGAGTGTACCGAGCTGAGTATAATTAACATTACCCTTAAAACTCTGCACGATCGAGTCATCGACATCTTCTTCTTTAACCAGCCCACCCTCATCATCGAGTTTGTCTGTTTTGCTTAGGACATAGATGTCCTTATCATAGAAAATCTTCGAGATGAGGTCTTGGGTTGGCTTAGAGAACAACATTGGCTCTCCTGTATGGCTTTAAGATTTCCGAAACCCCTCCAAAAAGTTCGGTATCGGAAGCGGAAGCTAGGTAATTACGAGCAACATTATCGAACGTTACAGTTTGGCCATTGTCACTCAAAGACTTGACCCTCGTGTTAGTATTTGTACCGATTAGTTTATCTTTAACCTCTTCAAATAATGCAAGCACTACTCTCACGGAGATATTAACAAGTCTTTCGTCAAACACATCTTGAGGGTCAAGATTCAAATATAGAGATAAGCGGTCAGCCATCTCAGCCGCTAAAAATCCCGCAAGAGCTTCACTCTCCTCATTGTCGAGGATGTGGATAACTTGTACCTTGTCTTTTAGTGCTGAAATGAACTGATTCTTATCTAACATATTATTTTCCTTGAGTTTCTGGCTTAGCTTCAGCTACTTCCTCAGCAGGAGTTTCTACTTCTGCTTCCGGTTTTACTTCTGCTTCTTTCTTGGCTTTCTTTGGCTTAACCTCAGCCTTTAAGTCGGCTTCAGTGATTGGTTCGTAAATCTCTGGGCGAGACTCGAATTGTTCAATCACTACTTCGTTTGAAGTGGTTAAAATTGTGCCATCTGCCATTCTAAACATTTTTTCCATGTTTTTTCCTAAATTAAAGGGTTGCTACTTTGAAGATAGTGTCTGGGGTAACCGCCTTGGTACCTTCGCTGACGAAGATAGACAATGCCAAAGAGTTAGAGAGAGGCACCTTTTCAGCGTTGTACTTATTGACAATAGCGAGCTGGCCAACAGAACCCATGCGTTGGATCATGATGTCTGCAGTTTGACGGACGGTATTGATAACACGAACACCGTGGAAGAGTTCAATTGCTTCAGCTTTAGAGCCGTCGTTGCCTGGAATCTTATCAATAAGATTACGGACCTTACCGTAACCCTTAGGACTACAAGTAATTACGAGGTCAGAGCGGTCCATACCGTCAACCCAGTCATTAGAGAGGGTTTCAGCCTTAGAAATGAGCTCTTCAACTTTGTCTTCAATAGCGGTTACGGTTGGAGTGATAGTGACTGCAACAGCAGCTGCTTCAGCAACGCGGAAGAATTCTTTATCGAGGAAGGCTGCGATACGGCCGGCATGAGAAGCGGTACGACGATCTAACAGACCATTGATACCACTGAGGGTAACATCTTTGAGTTCGATTTCTTCGACGATTTCTTTATCAGTGTCGATATTGAGAATAACTTTACCGCTATTTTTAAGAGCAGTACCTTTGCTATTAGTGCGGGCGGTACCGTAGTTATTAAGTTCTGCGTCTTTGAAACGGTCGAAAATAACAGAACCACTTTCTGGGTCGCCAGAGTAGTTATTATTTTTGATGAGTGTGGATACACACTTTGCGCGAATAGCGTCAATAATAGCACCACGGATTTCAGCTAATTTATCTTTAGTAGTGCCAGTAGTTAGGATTGAAAGGGCATCTTGTGCCATTGTGATAATTCCTTGTTTTAGATAATCACGACATTGGAATCACTTCCAGAGTGTGATGGGGTCGAAGACTTATCAGTTGGGGTAGCCCCAGAAGCTTTAAGCTTAGCTTGAACGCCTTCCATGAGTTTTTCTTCCCAAAGGGTGGAGAAACTCTCGATATTCGCATTCATTTTCTCCGCATCATTATCGATTAGATAATCTGCGAAATCTGCTGGAATATTCTTCTTAGATAGCGCCAAGAGACAGTCTGATTTGCGTTCTCGCATAGTGATACTATGTTCACGCTCTTCAATCTCTTTCAGCTTTTCTTTCTGAGCTTCCGTTGCACGCTCTTCTTCTGTGAGTTTAGCTTTGCGCTCGTACTCTGAGATAGCGTCGGCAACCGCCTGCTTAGTCTTCTCTTCAGACTTCTTGTTAAGCTCATTTACTCGTTTTTGAATAAGTTCGTTAACTTGGTCCTGAGTGAATTTAGGTTCCTGCTTTTCACCACTATTGACTTCTCCCGCAGTAGAATTAGTCTGGTTATTGTTAGATTCAGCACCGTTTTGGTCCATCGTCTTCCTTTCTTTTACGTTCTTAAGGATTAACTTGAGATTAAAAAACGACCAGCATAAGTGGTCGTAGGGCTTCAAAATAAAAAAAGACCAACTAAGACTTACACAAGTCGTAGATGATCTAGAGATATTATATCATATAATCTACAATCTTCTCAATGATTCAAGATTATTGATTTTATGGGATTTATTTA